GCCAGAGCCTGGAGTGAGTTCCGAGACATCATTTCCGTTGTCAGCCAACGCAATAGGATTGCGCAGCGAATTGACGAACGTTTTACGACCACCATCCGGCAATCGGAAAGGCGGATAATTGTCAGGGTCGATAAGAGCACCGACCACCTGCAACACCTCGCGAGAGATAGTAGCACGCTGCGGCAAGTTTCGCAACGCAAACTGTGCGGTACCCTGTCGGGTCGCACGTTTGTCATTGATCGACTGCTTAAGCCGTCGGGTTGCTTCCTCTTTCGAGAGTTGGTCTCCAGCCTTCTTCTTTGAGCCATTGCTCTTCTTGCTCTTCTGAGCTGGCTGCATTTAGCAGCTGTTGTGTTATTCAAACACAACCTCGGCTGCGCATTTAATCAAACCGAGGCTTTTAATTAAGATCTTCTAGAAAGTCTGTTTCGGGTTGATCGTCTGTCGAGGGATCCAAATAGAGTCTCTCAATCATGGCGTCTGCCTTTAACATTGTGAGGGCCATTTGCCACTCTTCATTATTTTTTTGGGTTTTGTCGTATTTTCTACGCAAACGTGCTATATGAAGTGCAAGGCGTCCTCGGATCTCTTCCGAGTAATAACACTCTTGATAGAGTGCAAACGCTCTTGCTAAAGCCATCGCTGGTGTGCGCTTTCGCGTGTGCGCCATACTCGCCATGCCCTTATCAGAGCAGGGAACTGGGAGCCACCACTTTTCGTACTTACGGAACCAGTTGCTGAGAAAAACTACAGAGTCAAGGTCACGGGGCATAGGAGACAATGTCTCCAAGTGCCAACCATTCGCGTTCCACAACTTCTCAATTGTTGTGTAGTTAAACTTTGTTACAACTTCATCTGAAACACTAAAAACACCATCATCGCCCTGGCCCATGTGTGCTACGTTGGCAAAGAACGCGTCCTTGCCTTTCTGATAGTCACCGGGTTTGTCAAAACCCATGAGCTTGAAGAACGAATAAACGAACCGCCTTTTGATTATCCAGGTCGTGCTCGTTGTGGTGTCTGGTGAACCAGACTTGGTGCCGTTGGCTATTAGCCACACCACTCCTGCACCATCAATCACTAGTGAAAAAATTTCGGTCAACTTGATCCTTTGAAAAACTGAGTAATTGTGTGGGGTGCGATCCTCCTTTCGCATATTGAACCACAAGTTGTTAAGGTAGTCATCCTTCTCATGGTTCTGTACCTCGCCGTCACAGCCTGCAACATCGTAATCAAACTTGTTGGGGAACTGGTCTAGGTACTCGCCAATCTCCGTCCAATGACCAGCATACTTTGACATACCAACTGTATGACCTGCCCTTACCCCGCAACCGCGGACGACGCCTTCCAAGGCGTTTCGAAACAGGCGACCATATTGATACTGGTACGCTTTATTACTAGACGTAAATGTGCGAACTTTTTTAAGT